TTCTTCAGGGCCAGCCAGGGAAAACCTACCCGTACGACATTGGGGACGAAGATCCGTCCATCATGGACGCTGATTTCGACCAGCGAGTGGATGTGATCCCGGTTTCCGACCCGAACGCCTCTACTTCCAGCCATCGAATGATGAAGGGCCAGACTGCGTTGCAGATGCACGCGATGGCACCGCCCGGAACGATGAATGCCAAGCCCCTGTACCGATGGGCGCTTGAGCAGATGGAGATTCCTGGCGCTTCAGAGATCATTCCGCTCGAATCCGACATCAAGCCGATGGATCCGGTGACTGAGAACATGAGCGTCCTGACTGGAGCGCCGATCAAGGCGTTCATGCATCAGGATCATCAGGCTCACATTCAGGTCCACATGCTTGGAATGCAGGACCCGAAGGTGCAAGGGATTCTCAAGGACAGCCCCCAGGCGCAGGCTGCGGCAGCGGCCATGATGGCTCACGTCACTGAACATGTGGCGTACCAGTACAGGGCAGAAATGGAATCGGCTCTCGGGACATCGCTGCCTCCCGAGGGCCAGGAACTTCCGCCCGAGATCGAGGCCGAGATGTCTCGCCTCGTGGCTCAGGCTGCAACCAAGCTGTTTGAGCGCAACGTCGCCGAACAGAAGATGATCGAGAACGAGAAGCTTCTCGAAGATCCGATCGTCCAGCAGCGAGAACGTGAGCTGGATATCGAGGAGCAGAAGGAGAAGGCCAAGGTCGCTATTGCGATGCAGCGACTGGCGCTCGACAAGGCGAAGCTCATGCAGAAGGATGAGGCCGCCGACGCAGACCGCGAGCAGCAGGCTATCTCCAACTCTGAGCGCGTCATGGGTGAGCTTCTGGGTCGTATCATCGAGGCTGCTTCAGTGACAGAGGAGCTGACTACCAAGGAGCGTATCGCTCTGGTCGAGAAGCTGATTGACTCTGTGAACGATGAAGCAAAGATGATCAGCTCTGAGAGGGTCGCATCAAATCAACAGAACAGGGGGTAGTGTTTGAAAGACGAGATCATCTCTGAATGGGTCGAAGAAGTCAGAGAGCAAATCAGAACGCAAACCGAATATCTAGTCAGTGGCTCAGCAGAGAACTATCACGAGTACACGGGTCTAGTTGGTTTGATTCGTGGCCTAAAATTTTCCATTGACGCACTACAAGAATCAGTGGATCAGCACGAGAAAGAGCAAGAGGATTTCTAGCAATGAGTCAGAAGGTTCGATACAAGGACGAAGAGCAGCCCGTCGATGCACGGGTTCCGATTCCCGCCGGTTACTACATGCTGCTTGCCCTACCGAACGTCGAAGAGACGACCGAGGGTGGCATCTATATTCCCGAGTCCAGGCAGACGGACGAGCGCGCTGCAGCCTGCGTTGGCAAGGTCCTCTTGATGGGGCCTGATTGCTACAAGGACGAGAAGCGATTCCCGTCTGGTGCCTACTGCGAGGTGGGCGACTGGGTGATGATCCGCTCCTACGGTGGACACCGCATCATGGTGGGTGGCCAGGAGTTCCGTCTGATTTCGGACGATGGCATCATGGCGACCGTCAAGGATCCCAGCGCCGTTGGCCGAGTGATGGGGGCGTAACCGATGGCGGACATGCAGACAGACGAGAAGATCCAGCCGATGGCCCCGCTTACGCCGCCGCCCAAAGACGCTTTTGATGGCGTAGGTGCCGGTCTCGATTCGGACACCATCGAGGTGGCTCTCGATGACGATGACAGCATTGCTGTCGAGATCGTAGGTGATGAGCTTCCTGAGCCCGTAGACAAGGAAGTCCTTGAAGACGATGATCCTTCGATCGAGGACATCGAGCAGGAGCTTTCAGAGGAGCAGCTCAAGCGGCTCAATCTGACCAAGGGCGTCCGAGGACGGCTCGACAAGCTGACGTGGCAGAAGAACGAGGAGCGACGCCAGCGTGAACAGGCTGAGGCGCTCCAACAGGAAGCGATCCGCTACGCCCAGATGATGGAAGCCCGTGTCCGCGAGATGGAGAACGTGCTCGCTCGCGGCGAAGAGGTGATGGTCGCCGAGGTTCGCTCTCGGTCGAAGTCGGATCTGGCAGCAGCGGAGCAGGAGTTTCGGCTTGCCGCCGAGTCGGGTGATCCTGATCGGATGCTTGAGGCCCAGAAGCGCCTGAACCGTGCCCAGGTGGAAGCCTACGAGGTGGAGCGGTACAGGCCCTCCGTCCGAAAGGTTGCCCCGGAGGGACAGCAGGCTCCTCCTGTCCAGCCCCAGTACAATCCTGCACAGGATCCCAAGCTGACGAACTGGATGTCTAAGAACACGTGGTTCAAGAACGATCCGGTCAAGACACAAGAAGCAATGGCAATTCATCGAGAATTGACAGAAATTCGTGGCGTGGATCCAAGGACTGATGAATACTACAGTCAGCTAGATATGAGACTCGCACAGAGGTTCCCTGACTTGAACAAGTCAACAGAGTCGAATGTCCAGTCGGGTCAGCAGAACAGTGGCAAGGAAAAGCCCGCGGCTTCTGCTGCTCCCAACGTGGTCGCGCCCCCTTCAGGTGGAACTCCCCCTGGGGAAAATAGACACAGGCGAGGACCGCGCACCGTGCCGCTAACTCGTACTCAGGTGGCTCTCGCAGAGGCACTTGGGCTTACCAAGGAGCAATACGCCAAGCAGCTCCTCAAGGAGCAGAGCAATGGCTGATCATGCTACTACGCGCACTTCTAGGTCTTCCGATGTTCGGGAGAACCATTCTCGGGAAAAAGAGAAGCGGGAGATCGATTTCAATCCGATGTTCAACTCCGAAATGCTGCCGACCCCTGATCCCCAAGACGGGATCGATTATCGGTACGTTCGGATCACGGCACGCGGAGAGGTCGATAGCCGCAACTACACGAATGCTCGACGAGCCGGTTGGTCCCCTGTCCATCGCCAGGAAGTTCCTGAGCTGGACTATGTCCTTTCGGACGCCAACCACCCTCTCGCTGAGCAGGTCAAGGATGCGATCATCATTGGAGGTCTGATCCTCTGCAAGCGCGACGCCGCGATCGGTGCGCGAATGCAGGAGATGGCCAACGACGAGATCCGCAGCCAGATCCGTGCTCTGAACGAGAATTATATGAATGAGGGGAATGACCCGCGAGTAAAGAAGTTCGCGGAGAATCGTTCCTCTGTGCGTTTCGGGGATTGATCACTAGAAGTGCTAGTGGTGGTTCCCGAAGGAGATAACTATGTCTTTTGGACTTCGACCGTATAACTTCGGTTCGGGTGGACGTAGCTCCGGTGGGTTCACTGAGTATGCCATTGCGGACGCGGAGACGGACAACATGTTTACTGGAGGGCTCGCCCTTCAGGAAGCTGCTGGTTACGTCACCGCTCTCGCTCTGACTCCCACTGGTGCTTCTTCTGTTCTTTCCACTGTCGGCGTTTTTGCTGGCTTCCGCTACATCGATGCGACTGGTACTCCCGTGTGGAGCAACTGGTACCAGGGCAACGCTGGGAACACTGAGGCTTATGCCTACGTTTACGATGATCCCACGCAGCTCTTCATCGTTCAGTCGGACGGGGCGACGGCTCAGGCTGATGTTGGCCTGAACACGAACCTCGTTTCGTCTACGGGTACGGCTACGGCGATCAATCAGGGCAACACGAATTCGGGTCTTTCTACGATCGACTTCGACCACTCAGCCCTCGCCACCACGGCTACGCTCTCTGTCAGGCTGGTTGGGATCCCGAAGGACGGGACGAATGAGTACAGCACTACGCCTCTGGTTGTAGTTGAGTTCAACCCTGCCGTTCACCAGCGCCTGCGCTCGACTGGCCTCTAGGTTAGGAAGGAGTAACTGAATCATGGCGATTTCACGCGCTCAAATGATGAAGGAGCTTATTCCCGGCCTGAACGCGCTGTTCGGTCTGGAGTACGCTCAGTACGCGGACGAGTGTCCGATGATCTATGGCTCCCCGGTTAAGTCAACCAGGGCGTACGAGGAAGAGGTTGCTCTTGCTGGATTCGGGACTGCCCCGGTGAAGGCTGAGGGTGCCTCGATCGCGTACGATTCGGCGGGTGAGTTCTTCACCGCTCGGTACACGCACGAGACTGTCGCGATGGGCTTTGCGATTACGCAGGAAGCCGTCGAGGACAATCAGTACGATACCATTGCGGCTCGATACACTCGCGCGCTGGCTCGCTCGATGGCGAACACGAAGCAGACGAAGGGTGCGTTCACGCTGAACAACGCCTTCGCCACCACCAACTTCACGGCTGGTGATGGTGCTGCTCTGTGCTCGACGCACACGCGATACGACGGTGGCACTGTTCGGAACGTCCTGTCTGTGGCGACGGATCTCAACGAGACCGCGCTGGAGCAGGCCGTGATCGACATCGCCGCCTTCGTTGACCAGCGTGGCCTCCTGATGGCGGCCAAGCCGAAGCGGCTGATCGTTCATCCGTACAACATGTTCGTGGCTACCCGCGTTCTGGAGTCGGATATGCGATCGGGTACGGCTGACAACGATATCAATGCCCTTCGCACCAACGGTGTGATTCCTGAGGGATATCATGTCAACCACTATATCACTTCCGCTAACAACAAGAACTGGTTCATCATCACGGACGTTCCGGATGGCATGAAGCACTTCGAGCGGACTTCGATGGAGACCGGCGCGGACGGCGACTTCGATACCGGCAACGTCCGGTACAAGGCTCGCGAGCGGTACTCGTTCGGTGTCAGTGACTACCTCGGGATCTTCGGATCAGGACAGGTGTCCTAATCCCGAATGGGATTCGACCCAAGGGGCGGCAGGAGAAATCCTGTCGCCCCTTTCTCTTGATCCATAAGGAGTACGAAGTGAAGAATGTTTTTCTTGTCGCTCTTTTTACTGTCTTCTCTTCTGCGTCCTACGCGGACGAGCTGACCGATCGCGAGATCATCTGCGATCTGAACAAAGACGGTAAGTACACGACTATTCTAGATTACAAGATTGTGATCGATGCATTCACCGGAGACGCTGATCCCTATGAGCTGGGATGGGTCGATCTCAATCGCGACAAGAAGGTGACTGTTATTGATTGGGGCATTTTCACTGAACTATGCCCTCTTAATGGCTAATTAAATCTATCCAATGACTGATTTTATCAGTTGGCGATCGCTGTTGGAGATATAAATGTCTAGTAGATATATCAACGGAACGCACCACAAGAAGCCGATTCTAGTAGGAGGCGGATTGTGGGATGATGTCCCGACTTCGATTGGCGACCAATTCAGGTCGCCATACAAAGTGTGCGTAGAGGATTGGAACGTCGCTGGAGTCGATGGAACTCTTGAGGCTCGTGGTGCTTCTCTTTCCGATCTCAATACCGCGACTGCTCCGACTGAAACTGTCGCCTCCTCACCGTCTCCTGCTCTTGTTATTAGTGCAGGCGTCGGCGCGGATTCAGGTACGCAGGTCTGTTTTATCGACGCCCCGTCAGGAGCGACGACGGCTAGCCCTCCGTTCAAAGGAATTGGACCGATCACCCCGTCAGCGAACACTATGAACTACAAGGAGTTCATCTTCGACACTCGTGTCGGGTTTCAGGTCGCCGCTGCTGATTGGAACTCCAAGGCTCTGATTGGATTCGGCAAAGAGGACGCAACGCCACTCGATAGCGGAACTGGAGAAATCACTCATTCTGGAGGTTTCACCGGATTCCACATCAGGGAAGATGGAACCATCGGTTACGCGAATAGCGTTACTGCCATTACGTCATCTACGACAATTCCTGGGTACGACTTGAGTGGTGTCCTTTCCTCTTCCAATATCGTCTGGTTCAAGTTTGGATTCAGGATTAGATATTATGGAACAGTTAGTAACTCAGAAGTAGTCACCGACTTTTATGTCAACAATAAGCATGTTGCAACAGAATCTGGAGTGAACGGCGCGCTCGCGAGCACTGGCCCGCACGGAGAGACGTTTGCAGTGATGAACGGCGCAACATCGCTTTTGACGAAACTGAACATCGACTATGTTGCTACTGGAATTACCAGGGATGGCCTTAGCTATCCGTATAGTGACCCTGGAGACATTTACTAGAACTCAGCAGACGGATCCACATGTTGTGGTGATGACAACGCGCAGACTGCTGAGCCTTATATCCATGCGCGAGGATAACTAAAATGGGTAAGACTACTTTCGCTGGTCCGGTGCGTTCGCTTGCTGGGTTCAATCCGTACGGCTACAACAATGAGGTCAATGTTGCTGACGCCGCTGCGACGATCACTCTGACTGCGGCTGACCACGGCGGTCGTATCATCACTGTTCAGGATGCAGATCTTGCGATCACGCTCCCGTCGATTGTCGCGACTGAGCCTTCTGATCCGACCAGTCCTGATCAGCTCTGCAATCTCGGCCTGACGTTCCGGATCTACCTGTCTGTCGCTGCGACTGACGTCACGATTACGACTGCCGCCGCAGACAACTTCGTTGGTGGGATCCTTATCAAGTCCGAGACGGTTGCCCAGAGCGATACGTTCTTCGCTGATGGCGATGACGACATCATCACCATGAACGGCACGACGAAGGGCGGTCTAGAGGGCAGCTACGTTGAGCTTACGGCGATTACGGATGGCTGGCTCTGCAGCGGTTCCGTCCTGCTCGGAAGCTCAACGCTGGTCACTCCGTTCTCTGCTTCTGCGTAATCAATGTGAGATGCGGGGCTGGTTCATTCCGGCCCCGCATTTCATTGAGGTAACAATATGATCAACCTCAAGTGTTTCCTTTCTGCAGCTCTTGCTGTGGCACTCTCTGCCAGCTCAGTCTCTTATGCAGACTCTTTCCCTAAGAATATTGCAATCGAGAGGGATAAGGACGTTGTCGGATACAAGATCGATCTGACATCAAGCCTCTATCCTGCTGGTGTCTATACGATCGGCAAGGCATTCCCCGGCGCTGTTCTCGACTTTGAGTTTGGCGCGAGTATTTCGGCCATCCTGTACGCCTGCGACACGCAGGACGGCGCTGGGGATAACGATCTGTCTAACGACGACGAGTGCGTGGCGCTGGCGACGCTTGCTGCGGCGGACAGCACGGTGGACCCGCTCGAAGCCAAAAAGCTCTGGTACGTGCTAGACATCAACACGGCCGGATCCGGCACGCTTACGATCAAGGGCTCCTGGGATCAGGTGTCAGGGGGAAGCGAGGGATACAACCAGACTTCCGATCGAGATGGCGACGGCAACGTCGATTACGTGCTGGTCCGCGGTGACTACAACGGCGACGGCGTGACGGATCTGGAGGACATCGACGCAGCCGTCGAGGCGCTGACTGACACGGGTCCGAAAGTCGTCGAGGTCGTCGGCGTGTTCGACTCATCGTGGATGACTGCGAGCGCAGAGTTGGATTGGGATGCGAGCACGTTTATCGAGCTGGGCGCGAACACGACGCTCCAGTGCCAGCCGGACGCTCGACTGTACGGCCCCAGCCTGGACTTCTGGCGTAGCCGCTCGACGGCAACCAGGCTCGTCGCCAACGAGGAAGGGGCCGATAACGTAGTCGTCCGCGGGTGTATGATCGAGAACACCGACCTGATTGATCCATTCGACGCTAACACCGGCGGGACCGGATGGGGGGCCACGCCGTTGTTTGGCGGCATTCATTTCGGCGGTTGCGACGGATGCTTGGCCGAAGGAAACGTCGTCCGAGGAAGCCCGCACAGCGGCTTCTTCATGACCCGAAACAACGGGTCCACGTTTCGCGGTAATACAGCTTACGCGACCGGGGAATCGTTCAACCACGAAGGAGACTCTGCCGTTCTTGTAAACGCAGAATCTCTCGGCTCTACAGCTATCGAGATTGTGAATGGAGGTGTTCCGAGCAACTGCGCTGCCAATGATTGGATCTTGATCGAACTCGATGAAGCAGACCCTCAGCGCAAGAACGGAAGTACTCGGAAGGTGTGGGCGGCTGGTTGGATCGAGGACATTGACCTGTCTGGAGATCCAGACATCATCAACATCAGACGTTCGGGACTGGCGTCGGGTCGAAATCCCGGACTCCCCGGCGCAGCCTCGTCTGGCAACAGGATTTTTTGCTCTGAGGGCGATAAGCACGCCTTCGAGTCTTACACCGAGGATGACGCCGCCGACGAGAACGGAAACGACATCGTCGCCAAGAACAACGTCTTCGAGTTTAACCGCGCCGAGCTGATTTCCAACGTCGCTTTCCAGATCCGCGGCGTGAACATGGACGAAAACGAGTGCGAGAACGAGTCCGCCGTGACCTGCTGGCACGAGAACATGCTGATCCGAAACAACCGAGCGTCGGATGTCAACAACGAGTTAGTTCAGGTTCGTGGGTCGAGGGGCGCTGTCGTAGAGCACAACATCGGAGAGCGAACTGGAGGCGTCACCTTCACTTTCGCCGCTCAGACATGCTCTGCCCCGTATGACGACAGCCTAACTGCTTCTACCGATCAGCGTGAATGCTCGACAAGCACCGTTTTG